ACAATCCAGTCTCACTTCTAACAGTAGGGATTAAATCTCTAAAGTTTAAAGATTGAGAAGGTTGGATAGCTGGGTTCGGAGCATAAGTTGCTTGAGAATCACCAGTTAAGTTACCACTTAAAGTCATAGTCTTAACATCGCTTAAGTCTAAACGGAATTTACCGCTATTCTTTAAAGACTTCTCCATTTCGTCAAACTTGCCATCTAATTTTTCTAAGATAACTTCATCCATAAATTTAACTTCTCTTTTAGCAGCTTTCTTTTGTGCAGCTAATTGTCCGTCAATTTGTTTTTGTAACTCATCTTTTACGACAGTTATTTGTGCAGACACCTCTTTGATTTGTGCTTCTGCGTTAGCTTGAAAACCTTTAAGGTTCTCAGCCATTTCGTTAATTACGTTTTCCATTTTTACTTTTTAAATAGATTGTTAAATTGTTTAATTGCCTTCAATACTTCTTCATTATTCTTTTCTTCAACTTCTGGTGTCGGCTCAACTGATGGCTCGGGTTGAGTGATTGTTTCAGTTATCTCCAAAGCCAATAATTCAGCTTGTATTTGTTTTATTTGAATCTCCATCAAAGCAAAGGTGTCATCTGTGAATGTGCCACCTCTAAATGCCTTGATTAAGTTTTCTAATCTCATTGATAAGTTTTCTTTTGTTTCTTTGAACTCACCCTTGAAACCCAATGTTGGAGTTTCAGGATTAGCACCCCAAAGAACCGCAGAACCTTCATATAGTTTTAATTCGGTAATTGTACGCACACCAGTCTTTTGGTTTACATCAGACTTTAATGTACTAAAACCAATTGAGTGTTGATTGATTAAACCAGCTTCATATAACTTGATTGCATCTTCGCCACATTCAGTTTCTATTAAGTCAGTAACCGCAACAAGCATATCGCCTTCTATGTATAACTCTTTAGGTTTACCTAAAGTATGTGCCATATCAGCTTTATGATCTACTAAAGACCAAATCATATTTTTGCCTTTTGGTCCACGTTCTTTGATAGTCTTGGTAAACGCTTCAGCAACGATAATATCATTGTCTAAATCAACGTTTCCAATTCTTGACCAACACGCTTTAACTGTTCTTGATTCTGGCTCTATATCCAAAATCATATCATTGTAGCTTTTGTTTTCAATCTTACTCATATAACAAAGTTATTAATTTTTTTTAATCTGCTAACAAATCTCTTATTAAATTAGAAATTTGCATCAAAGCCACATTATTTATTAAACTCCAAACATAACCCATATCTCCTCTTGGTGGGTTATCTTGTAACCTTTTTGGCTTTCCATCTTCGCCTCTCACGGCTTCATAGCCTAACGTACAACGGCAATTGATAACATCACCAGCACTTCCACTTGGGTCGCAAGGATGTAACATTTGCTCAAAACCTCCGTTCTTAGTCTTAACATTAAATTTTTCATCGTAAGCTACTTTTATTCCATCCATATGATAATGGTCAAACTGATCTCTTGGAACTCGCCTTGTTCGGTTATCTTTCGCTGCTATCCACTCCTTCATAGTAACAAGACCTGTTGAAGCCGTACCTACCATTGAGCCTATGTTCGCTGCTCTGCCTGTTTCCGTTCTCGCTATCATCTCCGCTCTGTAATCAGTTATACCAGCCGTTCTCAATAGCTTTATTGTTTCTTGCATAGTTAAACCTTCCTCAACTGACTTCATTAAGTATTGTTGAATTTGGTTTTTAGTTGTTTGAGTTATCTCTGCTGCAATATTATCTAATCCTTTTAATTCTAAATATGTCAACATTACATAAGTAAACAAATCCGTTTGCTTACTTTTAAACTCCTCTGGACCGAAATAACCTTTAACTGACTTAGAAACGTTTTTCTCGGTAATTTGTGCCATCTTAACGCCCATTGCAATATGAACGTTTTGGATGGTCTTTTTTATCTTCTTATCGCTTATAGCGTTTAAATCTTGGGTATCGCAATATGTATCCACTTGCCTTTGTAGTTCTTTCTTGAACTTAGGTGAGTAGGTTTTTATTGCGTTTAAATATAGTTTCCTATAATCTTGCCAAATCATTATGCATCTAATTTTTCAAGTAACTTACCAGCTGCATTAAATACATCTGTTTGACCTTGTTGACCTGATCTTTGTCTAATTGCAATAAGACCCGCTCTATCAACGTTTACAAAATCACTTGTATAAATGTAGTGCCAATGTTCTTTAGTTTCCATATCAGCATTAGCATCAATAGCTAAAAACCACTTACCATAAGCAGCCATTCCGTTTTCCTCAATGTATGCGTTCTCCTCACTTGCAGATGGTGGATTCCAACTTCTTGAACTAATTACTTTTCCTTGACTTATCAATGAAGCAGCTTGAGTAATACCACTACGATTGATGCCTGTTGTTTTCTTGATTTCGCTTATTAACTCATTAGCTAACTGTACGAATTTATGTACATAATTCATATATATTTATTTATTTGGATTATATGCCCAGTTCTTTAAGGAAATATCCCTTTTAGATGGGCAAGTTTTGTTTACAGGTTGTCCTTGCTCCATATTTTTCATTCTACTAACAAAGCTAATTGTTCTGTTAGCAGACTTTACCTCACTTGCACCCCAATCACCTTTCTTGGTGCTTAAGAGCCTCAAATTTCGGTTTATTGGACTTCTATCTAATGATGCTAACTTTGAACACTCGGTCTTACTCCAAGCCTCTAATTCGCTATAAGACATATTCACAGTATCGTGATACTTTGCGTAAACTTCATCAATAACCTCGCTAAGGTCGGCTTTTAGGTCAACCTTTAAATCAAATAACATATCTATGATGTCTTGACTATTCATTTGGTAGGGTTAATGGTTGAAACTCATCTGGACTTTGTAAACTTGAAGGGATGTATAATTTCTCCATTTCAGTTTGATCTATGTAAGGTGGAATCTCTAATCCCATAATATCCATCTTTTGTTTAGGTGCAATCCACCAAGCCTTATCTAACCATTCTACTTGCTCGGCTTTGTTTGCTTCTAACTCTCCGTAAATAGATGGGTCAAAGTCAACATAAATATCACTATTTCTATATCCCCAATCAGAATGTAGTTTTCTATTCAAGTTATCTCTAATACCAACTAACAAAGGAATCGCACAACGAACTGTCAATGCTTTCTCTCCTTCTCTTTGATTGTTATAAGTCTTGTTATCAGCATCGTTTAATAATTGAGAAGGTACTCCATAAATATTACAAAGTGCTTTCATATCCCACTTTTCACTCTCAATGATGTCTAATTCAACAGGACTTAAACCAATTTGTTTCCAATCTACTTTATAACCACTAACCGCAATTGAATTAAAGTTAGCAGAGCCACCTTTCTCGCTTACTGCTCTTTTAAGTGCTTGTGCTTGTTGTGTTCCACTAATAGGGTCAAAGCGTTCATCATTCATAAAAAGAACTCCAGCTGGACCACCATTCTGGAAGGAAGCAACTGCTGCTGTCTTCGCTTCGTTCGAACGAGTCAAGTTTCTCGCAGCAGCCATCAATGGTGATTGACCATATAGTTGATTCCCAGTAGTATTCCATTGTGGATTAAAGTATTTATCTTGTAATATTTCTTGTTTAGTAAAGTTCCATAGTGGACCATAATTTAATTGGTAACCACTAATAGTTGGAGGGAAGTTTTGAATGTTCGCTAACACGTACATATATTGAGAAGGAAGCACGTATAACTCATAAGGTTTACCATCGTTGTTACCGCCTTCAATCATTTTAGCGTAAACAAAAGAGTTACCTGTAATTAATTTAAACGAACACCAAGCCTCTACGAAATCACCGAAAGTATCTTCCTCGTTTGGATATTTTAATAACTCGTTTAATCTTGCATCACCTGTGTATAATTCAAATGCTTTCTTATGTAATTTTTCTACATCCTTCCAGTTCTCAATCTTATCTGGTTGGCTCATCAAAGCCTTGTATTTCTTTGCTGAAGTTTCATCAACTACTTTGTAAACATGGAATGGAGCAAGTTTTGCTTTATCCGTAATTAATTTAACGATAGAATAAACTATGTCATTTGCAGAATATCCATCACGAACAAAACTAATGTTATCGCCACCTTGCCAAGTTATTATCCCTTGTTGTATCGCAACTTGTCCGTTAAAAGGTATCTGTGGTAAAACTGTTGATAGTTTTTGTCTTTTACTAAAAAAGTCAAGTAATCCCATTATATATGAATTTTAACAAAGTTAGACAATTTATCCTAAAATACCGACACCTCAAATTTAGGCTTGGTTAAATGTGTAAACACGGCATACCTACAAGCATCCATCAAGTCATCGTTTGCCTTTACAGGTTCTTCTATTACGTTATCGTTTTTATCCTTTTTCCATTTGTAAGACATAAACTCCCTTCTTAGGTTTTTGCTATTGTAGTGCAAGTTTATTGGATAAGACTTCATCTTTACAATTCCCGCCCATACATCCTTTTGTGCTGGTTTAATGTTAAACCCTTGTCGGTAAAGTTCCTCAATAGACTTAGGCTCGGCTGCATCCGCATAGATTGTTGCTCGTTCTGGTAGCTTTTCCTTAATCAATCTTGATAGGTCGCTAAGAGTAAGTCCACTTTGATAAACTATTTCCTCAAAGTAGTTTTGTCCTTCATAGTGAGTAACCTTGATAAGTGCAGCTGGATGGACATAACCAAAGTCTAAACCATAGAATACATCCCCATCAGGTGCTTCATCGTATTGCTTCCATTGAGTGTATATGATTTCCTTTGCAGAGCCTCGTTCTCCTAAGCCGTAAACCTTCCACATAAAGTCATCTGGCAAATCCTTGTATTGCTCAATGTTTCTTATTTGACTATCACTAAGATTAGTGATATTGTTTAGGTAGGTAGAATGGATGCGCTTGTTCTTTGGGTTATCAGCTACCTCGTAAACCCAAGAGATAAAGTCGGCTGGATTCCAGTCTAAGAATGATTGTCCAGTTGTACGAATCAAAAGCTGGTCAAACAAAGCCTTACTAATAAGGTTTGCCTCGTTTACAAATAGAATATCCCTTGCTGGTCCTTTTGCTTTGTCTGGGTCTTCTAATCCGAATAACTCTATGTAAGAGCCGTTTTTAAAGGTATAAATGAAATCGGTATATCGGAAATCCTTTTCATCCCAAATATTCCATTGCTCAAGTATGTTTTTGAAATCCCTATAAACTCCACGCTTGATATGTGGTAATGAATGAGAAACGCACGAAATCCTTGTATTAGGTTTGCTTAAAGCTATGTGAATTAGCAACTGAACTACTGAATAGCTTTTACTTGATCTTGACCCACCTTCATTGCATATTATCGGATAACCTTCCTCGTATGCCTTTTTATTGGCATAAAATACAGGTGTAGCCTTAATCTTTAATTGGTTGACAATCTGCATCTGGTTCTATGGTTATTTGCACATTACCCTTTATGTCAGCGGTTATGTCGGTTGTTTGCTTAGGTTTACCTTCTAATCTATCGACTACTGCTTCGTATGCTCTTTGGTCTCCTCTTAATGCTTTACTAATCATTTGCATATCCATCAATTCAAGAACTGTGAAATCTTCATCTTCGCCTGTAATTGGGTTGCGTTTCTTTTGTACTAATTCAAGTAATCTAAGTAAACGAGTCTTTGAGTTTTGAACTCCTTTAGGTCTACCATTTGGGTTACCAGATTGCCCTTTTTCAAAGTGTACTAAGTTATCTATTCCAGCCATTGTATTTCCATTGTTTTTACAAAGATAAGCCACAATTAGGGCAAACCTTTCCTTTTTTAGTATTGTCTATTGCTTTTGGTTCATCATTACTTGGTACTAAGAAGTCAACATTAACACCCCAATCGCTTAAATCTCCAAGTTCCCAATTATCATTTGCTAACATATCCATATCCCACATTCCATAGTGAGTGTTATCAATAACCAGTAACTTTTGCTTTTCTCTTTCGGTTAAGTTAGGCATTTTAATCACAGGCACATCTTGGATGCCTAATTCTAAACAAGCACGATACCTTTGGTTGCCTCCTAAGATTATATTGTTTTCATCTATTATTAAAGGCTTTGCCTCAAGTAACTTTTGGTCTTCTTGAATAGACTTTACCAACTTAGCAAAGTCATTAGCATCAATCTTTCTTGGATTGTTTGGGTTTGGTTTGATTTCGTTGATGTTCATTATCTACCTTGATTTTTATATGGTTTAAATGGTTTGTCTTTAGGACCAGATGTCTTTTTGTACTTTCCTGTCTTTCTTTTACCAAATGTTACTTTGTTTCCGTTGCTAACTTTCGCCATATTTATTTATTAAATCTGCCATATAATCAAATGCCTCCTCCTTAGTTTCTCCAAAAATATAATGCGTAGTGCCATCTATCACAAAAGAATAGCAAGAATATCCAGCTATTATTTCCTCTTTGCACGTTGCGTATATGCTACTTATATCTTTCAATTAGTTCTATTAATTCTGCTCTTTGCCATTTTTTAAGCCTATTATTAACCGCCTCAAACTCTAACTCTTTAACCGCTTTTTCTCCAATCCTTTCTACAAGTCCAATTCGGTACATTGCTTGGTTGCCGTGCTTATACATATTGCATCCAGCACATTGCAAATGGATATTCCATTCGTTGAACCTTAAAGCTGAATAACCTTTAACAGTAAAGTAGTGTCCAGCTTGATTACCATTGTAGCTTCCGCAACTAATACAAGGTAAACCTTCATCTCGTTTCCTTATGTACGCATTAACTACCTTTTGGGTCTTTTCTAACAACTTGGGTAAAGGTATCAATGGCATATAGCAAAATTAGGGTTACTTTTTCAATCTAACAACACAAAGTCGGTTGTTATGCTTGTATCGTTTCTTGTTAATTGGGTTCATATAGGTCATAATCGTTTTGTAATCAGTATGTAAGAACCTTGTTGCCTTTGCTATTGACCTAAAGCAAATCTCCTCTTTTGTATCTAAGTAAATCAATCTTACTTCAATGTTGTTGTCTAATCCTGTCATCGGTTTATAAGTTTATAGTATAAAGTTTTTAATAATTCCCAAGCTATTATTGTTATAATTATTTTAATCATTATAGCTGGTTTTGTAAGTGTAAGTACAAAGAATATCTTTTGCACTCGTTTTTTATAAATAATTCATCCGTTAATCTTTCAATTTCTTGATCTGTTTTGGCATTGACCTTGTAATAAGCAATAACTTTAGCCTTTATCTTTTCAGCTACCTCCTTTGACAAATTAGTTGTGTTTAAATCTTTACGCTTCCAGAGAATGTCAAAAGCCATAATGTTTAGCAATTTCCAATCTTTTTTAGTTGACTTCTCCCAATTTTGGTACAATGCCTCAATTATTTCATCATCATTGATTTTTGGTATCTCAATTGCTGGTGGTTCTACATAGGTCTTTTGTCTTACTTGTAAAGCTATCGGCTTATAAGCTGCCATTACATCCCCAAAGAATTTTGGAGTAAACATAATCGCTTTGTCAACCGAAAGTTTACCCATTGCGTAAAGTTCAAAAGCAACTCCAAATTCTTTTAATTTGTAGTTACCATAGTTCTTAATAACAAATTCGCATAAAAAATGAAACAACTCTATTGTAGGGGTTTGGCATCCGCTTAAAGCAATACAGGTCTTTAGATGTTCTTTTACCTCAATCGGTGAGCATCTACCTACGCTCATTGTTTCTAATGCTGAATAAACTTTTAACTCATCAGGCTCAAGTTTGTTATAGATTTCTAAGTGCAATAGCTTCTCGCTCTGCGTAAGAGAGTTTATGGATTGGGGTAATACTTCGGTTAATAATTTCATCGTTCCAAGATTTGTTGTTTAAAAAGGTTTCTGGATTTTTACGAAATTGTTTGTCTGGTACTGATTGCTTGTAAAGATCAAGATAATTCATTGCATTTTGTCTTTCTTCATCGGTTAATTTATTCCATTTCTTTTTTAGCTTTTGCTTATCTCCTATCTTTTTATCATATTCATTCCAAAACCATTCAAAATCTATATTTATATTTTCATTTATAGTTATAGTTCTATTTTCAGTTTCAGTTTCCATATGCTGAGCATATGCTTCGCTAGTGCTTTCTTTTTTTAGTGATTTAGCATTATTTCTTCTACTTTCACTAAATTTTTGCCTTCTAATGGTTTCATTATACATTCTATCATTGTAGTATAAACCATCTTCAACTTTAAATTTATCCCAAATCTCACTATCATATGCTTTACATATGCTTAACATATCCTTTTCACTTAATTTGCCTTTTTGATGTTGTAAGCACAAAAGTCGAATGTATTTGCCGACCTGTTCATTATCCATTGTAAAAGTGCCACTAAGAAAATCGCTTGTGTAAAATAACACTGCTGGGTCTTTAGCCATAAAATAAAAAAGGCTCTCGGCATCCACCCCAGTAGGATTAGGGTTTCAGCTTTGAGCCAATAAGTTTGAGTTAGGATATCCTACATCCTTTGTACGAAGATAACCTAATTAATCGAATACTGTGCAACTTGCTTCTTATTTTTTAGCTTAATAATGGTTGTTTTTATGTTCATACCATCATTTCTAAGATCAGCTATTCGTGCTGCTAATCTAAAGCATCCGAACTTGTTTAAAGCATCAATTGGGGTTAACTTTTTACCTTTATTTAGGTAGTTTGCGATTTGTGTTGTTTGGCTCATAGTTGTAGGTTTTAAATTTGCGCTTTACGTTATCGCCCAACGGGGGGTTGTTTTAGAATGGTAAATCGTCTTCGCTTTCTTGTTGGTTTACGGCAAATTCCTTTTTAGCAGTTGGAGGGTTAAATCCAATTTGCTTACCTCTGCCACAATAGTTTTTCTTAGCCTTTTCTGCTCTTTCCTCTGGGCTTTGGTTGTTCCATACTGTGTGAGTGTTTCCTTTGTCATCTGGCTCTTTTAAGAAGTCGGTAGCTACGTTTGCGTAGTTTTTGCCGTTCTTAGCTTCTTTCCAGTTAATTTCCTCTTTGCAAATGTTTAGTACAATCATTGTTTTTAGTTTTCGTGTTTATTAATTTGTTGTTGTTCTAATGCTATTTCATTTTGTCTATCTTGTTCTAATTCTTCCTCGTCTTCTTCTTCCCAATCGCAATGTTCTAAACAATCAGGACAAATTCCTACTTCTTCCATATCGGTTTCTGCTCCGCAGCAAGTTGAGTATGGCATAATTAATCGTTTGAGTAGTTTTCAAATACTTCAAATTTATCAGCAATCATTTCGTAAGGAATGTAATCCCTTTTAGGTTGATCTAATAACTCTGGAAAGTATTTTAGTTTATGATTTTTAAGTTCCTCTTTAGCTATATTTAACTTAACTAATATTTCTCTTGCATTGTTAGTGTAGCTTGTGTCAAACTTGTAATTCCAAAACTTAACTTCCTCTCTTAAATCCCATAGTCTGCTTAAAGGTGTCATAGAGTTTGTTTTTTCTTGGTAAATAATTTAGTTATCTCCTTAGCTACTTCTCTTTCTACAATATCATTGTTTAATGCGTAAAGTTGGCTCAATTCGGTTGTATTTACACATAGGTCAATCGCTAACTCTAAGTCATCCACGTTATCGTGAGCCTTTAAGTAAGCTGGTGTTTCCTCTGTTGATTGTGCCATCTCATCTCCTGTGTAAAGTCCACTAAGGTCTTGTGGGAATGCTTTACGAAGGCAAACTGCTTCGCATACTTTCTGTATCATAACTCTGCCCATTTTGGACCATAAACCCATTGGCTTTCCTTCTTTATCTCTTTGAACATATTCATCCCAATAAACTACTGATGTAGCTGCATCGTATCTTATATCGCCTCTAAACTTATATACAGTTAGTTTGCAAGATTCGATTTCGCCATTTTCTTTGTAGGTAATAATTGGTTCGCTTTGTCCACCATAGTTTCCGCTTCTTTCAGCGATAACTCGGAAGCCATCAATACTTGTTTGGATTGTCATTTTTTTACCCCATCCGTTTGGTGTTTTAACGTTCCTGTGGATGCAATAAATCTGCCTTGATAAAGCATCAAGTCCTGTTCTTTGGGCTTGATAAAGAAAGAGTTTAAGTTCGTCAACTGTTGCTTCTGGAGCAATCTGTGATTTTACTAACTCTACTTGATCTTTCGTGTACGAAAGTTGTGGCTTATTAGCCAGTTGTTGTTCGCTCATATTGGTTGGTTTTAGAGTTTAAAATTAACTAGTTTAGTGTTAATAACCAAATTAAACAAGCACATTTAAGTTGAAAATGTCATTTTTTATGGTATCATCGAACTTATTTGAGAGTTGACCTTTAATCTTGGAAATTGAGTGTAAAACTGTGGTTCTATCTCTATTGAACAATTTAGCTATCTCCTCACCACTTAAAGCCGTTTTTTCCTTAGTTAAGTACATAGTCATTTGTCTTGCCAATGTAACTTCCTCGCCTCTATATTTGGACATCATTTGTCCATATTTTATTTGGTAATAATTGCATACTTTCTCGGCAATATTGACCGCATACTCTTTCTGTTGTTCTTTGTCCATTTTTGTTATTTTAATGTTAAATTGTTTATCTAATAAATCCTTTAGTTGATTTATCTCTTTTTTTAGTTCTTTGTTTTTATCTCGCAAAACCTCGATTTCAAGTTCTGCCATATATGTTTTGTGTACTTCTCTCATAATTCTTCTATTTCTTTTTTAACATTATTCCAAAATTCAATTTTAGATTGATATTCCCAAGCAAGTTCAAATGTTTGAATTTCGTCTAATATTTCTTCTACTGCTATTAATGCACATTGTTTAGCTGATTCATCAAAAATTGAAAAATCATACATTTTATTATATAATTCTGTTGCTTTTTCTTTTGGTGTCATATTAAAAATGTAAAAGGTTTATTGGGAGCATAAACTCCTCCGTTAATGTATAAAGGTCTAAGATTAGAAAATGATAGCTTTTAAGGATTCTCTTTTGTAAATCGTTCATTCTTGCGATTTTAATTAACAAGTCCTCCTCGCTAATCATTGTTCTTGTATCATCCAATCCTCGCCTCCATTCCGATAAATCAGCCTCAAATAGATTTTGCCTTCCTTGTGCTTGTTTTAGGAGTTCCAGTAGCATTGTTGCTCTTTTGTGCAACTTTAGTTGTTTCTCCTGATAGATTAGTTTGCTCATATTGTTTTAAGATTTTATAAACCAACTTACTTAAGGTTACTCCTTTTGAGTCGGCTTCGGTTTGTAAATTAGTCTTGATCTGTTGACTGACTAACGTTGTTATTAGGGTTTTCATAGATTTCTTTAATGCCTTTTGCTAAGTCTAAACACGCTTGTAGTGTTTCTTTTACATAGCCATCGTTAGGCATAATTAATAATTTAGTTTCTAAAGTGTTGATGTAAAGATCAATTGCGCTCATAGTTAAATGTTTTGAAGGATTGCGGTAATAATAAATGCCACGCATAAAATAATAAATGCGTAAATCGGTTTGATGCTTTCAGCTTGATAGCGTTCGTTTGCTTTCTCTTGTGGAGTTTTTAGTCTGTTCATATTGGTTGTTTTGGTTTATGAAATCAAAGATAGGGTATAAACTTATAACTTTATCAAACAAAGCAAGTATTTTAAATAAATGTGATGAACGGCAAATAATAAGGATAAATGGTATAATTTGACTTATATGGGATAAATATGTGTCAAATAGTGCGTTTTATGACACATTATGTAACATATTGAGTGCATTTATGTTACAATTATATCTAAAAGAGTATAATATTGCACTTTTGCGCTTATTTATATTCAATTGCATCTATTTTGCATGAATTATTAGAAAATTTCATGCAGATTATTATAATTTAGGTACAGCAAGAGTTTATAATTTTGGTAAAAGTCAAGTTATATATTTACTTTTAAAGCCTTAAAGTAAAATAATAGGTTTACTTTGTCCATTATATAAAAAACCACCCTAATAAGACTAAAAGGGTGGCTAAACCTAAGTTAAACCAATATGAATCACAAATATATATAAAAAACCCCACCTTTGCGGGGTGGGGAACTATGAACCAACAACTATTTAGAACCATCTTGCAATGGCACATCGTTTGAATTATCAACCCTTCTGTAACCTTGTTGCCACAAAATATTACATAAAGTTACACTTTTGTCTACAATTGATTCCTCCTCATCTATTGGATTGAGCAAGTGCATACATTCGTGAAGTAATATCTCCAGATGCTTTTTACCCTTTAGCCGTGAGTCAATATACACAATACCATCGCTTTCAGCAATGCCGTGTGCTTGTTCCCTTCCAAGTTTCTTATGTATTACTTTAATTTTCATCTTTCATTAGTGCTAAATCTGGTCTGTCTATTTCTTTAAATATTAAAGTTTCGCCACCTCTTATCTTGCCTAATGTAATCTTAATCTCTTGTTCTAATTGGTGTATTTCTTGTAACTTAGAAACCAACCATTGCTCTTGTTGTAGTGCGTTCAATTTTGCGAAGTTTTTTGGGTATCTCATATTAGAATATTTTGTTTTTATAGATTCTTTTATTTTGAACTGAATAATAACCCTCTACATCCTTTTCTAATATGGCAAACCCTTGTGAATAATTATCAACGTGCTTACAATATTCTACGTTTGGATGCATCAAATGTCCTGTGGTCCAGCAAGTAAATACTTCTTCATCAAATTGATTCTTGGTTGTGTAAGATTGCACTTGATGAACGTGAGAAGCTATTGCCGACTGCTTAACTCTATCGTAAAGGGTTTTAGCTGGGTTTACACCGCTACCCCTTCTAAATGTTGTATCTCCGTGAATGATAGGTAATTTTCCGAACTTAACGTGATCTATGTTTTTAATCGGAATGATGTTAAAAGTATTTAGCATTAAGATTTCCTCAATGTCAAACTTTCCGTTTAACCCTAATAATTCAGGTGCTTTGGTTCGCATATACCTTTCATACCTAAATTCGTGATTCGCATCTAAGTTGTAGTAAATAGGTATTTGAGGAAAACTTGCTCTTATAAATCCAAGCATCTCAATAATAGCCTCGTACTCCTCATCAAACTTTCTAACTCTTGGGTCTTTCTGGAAGTCGCTTAACTGATAGAAATCAACCAAATCACCATTGATAAATAATGAATCAATCTTTTGTTCGTTTAAGTATTTAAAGCAAACATCAATCGCTTTTGGGTCGTGGAAAGGAACTTGCAAATCACTTATAAATCCCATCTTCTTAATTCCTATTGGCAAACAATAAACTACTTTCTCCTCTACCCAAGTAGGTGGCTGAACAAAGTGTGAACCTGTACGCTTAAAATCTTCTAAAAATTGTGTGTTCTTTCCTCTTGATGCTCTATCCTCTCCGACTTTACCTCTGTAATATCTTATCAAGTATCTAACGTTTTCTTGATTGTCAAAGTGTGCAGATTGCTCCTTCATAATCAAAGAAGCTAAAGTGTTTGAGGGCATCCATTGAGGATACTTGGCTAAATAGTCTAAGACTATCTGACCGCTCATAGTGGTTTTGCTTCCACCTTTGTTTTTTGTTGTTGGCATTGGTTTATTTTAGGTTAGTGAATTTAGAATTAAATCCGCCTCCTCCTCTCTACGTTTGACCAATCCATCCAAGCCGACATTCTCCCAAAGTCTTTTGCTTCGCTCTATTTGGTCAGCAATTCCTTCATAGTCAGCTTTAGCAACAAGGTCAACTATTGCCCTCATTTCTTTTCTCCTTTCGCCTTCTAATTTGTTCCCTCTGTTATAAATCATTGAAACCAAAGCACCTCTTGTATCCTCGTTTAAAGTATCAATCTCTGGATAAATACTTTTAGTTAATGCGTAATATTTAGGTAGCGACTTATTAACGAATACATCGTATGCAAAATTGTATGGAATCCTAACTTGTAGAATTTCGCCTCTAAGCATCGTTTTAACCGCCTCACCTTTTATCCCTACTACTTTCCTTAACGCATTGAGAAAGTTTAAATTTAAGCCATCCCAATCGCTAAAGAACTGCTTTTCGGTTACATAACCGCAATCATACCCTAATCCAATTGTTACTCCTGAATCGCCACCAGCCCAAATAGGCTTTTGATAACGCTTCTCGTAAACGGCTCTGCCACCTACTTCGTGCTTAATAATCATCTCAATTGCTTTCTTGGAGATCATTTGTTGGTAAATTTATCTATTGTTGTTAATCCAGCAAAAGCCATAGTCATATAAAATACTAAATCGCCTAAATGGTCGCTTTTAGTTATAACAAATGTTGTAAATAAGCACAAAGCACCAATGGTTGCCAATACCCTTTTATGACTCATTGAGCCAACCTCATCACTAAACATTGATATTATAAACTGCTTAAACTTCATTAGAATTTTTTATAGTATCCAAAAGAATATCCGTTCATTGTAGCCGTTGCCGTATATAAGGTGTTTTTAGCCGTTTTAAGGGCAATTGAACCACCAATACCAATTTGTCCGTTAGAGTGCTTTAAATCGCCTATAAATCCCAAATAAAGCTGGTTTTTTAACTTTGGCTCTATTAACTTGGTAATTGTTATTGTAGGTAAGTTAAAATTGGCACTAAAACCTCTGCCTTGTATCTTGTTTTGACTGATTGTGTCTTGTATGTATGCGTATCCAATAGAATCTATGCGCATAGTATCGGAATAAACCTTTACTTGGTTGTAATCCTTAACGATTGTAATTGTGTCCTTGATTGTGTCTATTAGGTAAATGGTGTCTAAAATGACAAAAGGGATTGAATTTCCCTTTATAAACTTAGTAAAAGTTTTCTGTTGGTAAACTGTGTCGCTTACAATTATAGGTTCACTTTTGGTGTATCGTGCCTCACTTCCGATAAAAAAGATTAGAACCGCCACTAATAGAACGATTACTACCTCTTTCATTATTCTCTATCTTGTTTTTTTTCTAATGCAACAAAAATCTTATTCAAGCTAAGTTGAATATTGTCAAGTTTCTTGGCTATCACATCCTCTTGCTTTTCAACCATATTAACTCGCACCTCTAATTCTTTCAGTTTTAAACTTACTTTTACATAGATGCTAATTAAACCAATTATTATAGCAAGAGCCTGTCCAGCCAAGAAAATTGCAATACTTTCCATTACGCTTCAGTTGATTCTGTTGGTGGATTTTGTTCAGCATTTAATTTACCTAAGAACTGCAATAATGGTAAACCATACGCAGTTGGGATAGTGTTAATGAACGCTTCTAATTCCTTGATTTGTGTTTCGTTTAATGTTATCATAGTTTTTATTTTATATACAAATATAGTTAAATATTCAATTAAATTGCTTCTTCAATATCTTCTTCAATAATTGGCTCTGGAGTAGGCTCTGGTTGTGGAGGTACTGGAGGTACATAATCACCTGTTATTGTTAGGTTAAGTTGTTCAGCTACCCAATCCCAAGCATAAGAATCCACAGTCCATTGAGTGTAGGCTTCTCCTGACATTGTTAAATTACCTTGTGCAACTTGGCTACTTTGTAAACCATCTATATTTTGTTGCATTAAGCAGTAGTAAAATACTGCACTTGTTCCTAAAGATACATTAACTGCATAAGCATTTAATAATGTTGCTTGTAGGTTTTGTCCATTGTCCCAAATTGATACTGGTTGAATTGTTTTCATTTTTATTTTATTTTTATTTTATAAAGGGAATTGTACGCATAAATCACATAATGAATAATAGAATCTAACTGTACTACCACCACCTAATAAATCTCCTTTAGTTAAGGTTATATTATATGTTGTGCTTGGAGTAAGTATGTATCGTTGTGCAATTCCAGAAGTTATTACTTGACCAAAAGAAGTAATTGTTGCACCACTAATACTTTTAGCAGGTTGAGGTACAATTAACATTGAATCATTATTTACAGTACCACTATTTAAACCTGCACTATTAAACCCAACATACAAGTAAACATCAAAACTATAATAGCTTGTGATTGTTCCAGATGTAGAAACAGATGTGCTACCACTTAAAGGATAAACTCCAGTTGAAGGAGTATATACAATAACATTACTTGGAGTTGCAGCTTGTAAATCTTGTTTAACTACTAATTGATTAGATGCCTTAGAAGCGTAAGAAGCATATGAGGTATTTATATATACATAATCATTTGCGTCTGCTTTTGTAATACATTCATTAGAAGTTGGTATAGGTTGCTTTTGAATAAAAACACCTATATTAACCGCATCCCAAAGATTGTTAAAAGTAACTGCTTGATTATTTGCTAAACTTACCCAAGGCATTATAATAAAGTTTTAATAAGTTCTTCTAATTGTGCAATCTTATCTTCTAAGTAAGCAATCTTTGCGGTATGTACTTGAGTATAAGATAGAGTTAAGAAACCATCTTCTCCTTTGATAACTGCACTTGGTAATATTTCTTGTAAATCTTGCGCAAAGTAACCTAATTCTTTTCTACTATTTTTAACATACATTCTTGCAGCAACATTTTCTATACCTTTTGGTTGTTCATAATCTTTTACAAGAATTTTTAATTTACTATCCGAAGTATCAAAGAAGCCTCCTGTTGCTGTAACCGAACCTGTTACGCTTATATTACTTGTTGTAGTAAATGTCCCTGCTACATAAGTATTGCCACCAATATAAAATCTTGAACCATCATTACCTACTAAAACATCACTGCCAACTCCTGAGCCTCTAAAATTACTTAAGAAACCAAAAGCAAAAGATATACTACCATTAAGATTTACTCTATATCCGTTATCCGTTGTAGTACCTATTAATACATTATTACCAACAGGTTGAAGCATTAAAGGATAAGAAACAGCACTATCAATTCTCATTTGTTGAATCCATCCGTGTCCTGTTGTACCATTTAAGCCAAATAACATACCCCAAAGGTTGTTATCACTAAGCATTAAATTACCTGATGCAGTACCTAAAACAGGGTCAGAAGAAGGACTATTTAAAATTTCCACTTTAACTCTAGGGTTAGTAGTACCGAATCCTATTCTAGTTCCACTATCATACATAATAGAATTTCCTAAACTTGTACTTCCTGTCCATTTAGGAACATAACTTGTAGTACCACTTCCTGTTACACCACTTCCTCCACCGCCTCCAATAGTTACCCCGTTAATTTGGAATACCCCGTTAATATTTACATTTCCGTTTACTTGTAAAGCTCCGCCTCCTGTAATTGCAGTTGAAGTGCCTATAAGTACAGTGCTACCATAAGGCTGCATACATATTGGTAGACTTGCAGTATTATTTGAATTTACCCCTTGAAATTCTATATTTGTACCCGCATAAATATAAGCTCCTGTATTATTTGTAGTATTACTTACAAAAATACCATTACCCCCCGCTTTATTAACGTGTAACTTAAATAAAGGGGTATTAGTGCCGATTCCTACATTTAATGAAGAATTAATCATTAATCCTAAAGCATCGCTTGCGCCTCCGTTATAAAATTCTAAAGAACCTGTATTAGTTATTCTTATAGTAGCGCCTCCTGTTTGAGTTGCTCCATTAAAAGTTTGTAAGTATAATCCCGAACTTAAATTATTAGAAGATATAATATTTACTCTTGTATCGGCTGCTTGGGAAATTTGCAAAATAGTAGTAGGATTATTTGTCCCTAAACCTATCCCTACTAATCCGTCTTTTGTAAGCCTCATTCTATTAGCCCAAGTACTGCCATTATAAGTATAAAAGTCTATTCCTGTTCCTGCACTTGTAGCACTACCCGCTATAATACCTGTTTTAGCGGTTGCATCAAAACCAAATTGCAAACCATTATCTGCTTGCGTTCCATCTTGAAAAATTGCTAATCTTCTGCCATTTGTAGAACCAAAAGCAAAAGTAGAATTAGCATTTACACCAAAAGAAAAAGAGTCTATTGTACCTGATATTACATCAAAAGTCTTAGATTGTAACCCGTTAATAAAAACACCATTACCCGTACTTGACATTTCAAACCTATCTACATTATTAGTTCTAATAGTAAAAGGATGATTTGTTCTTGTACCTACATAACCGCTAGAAGTTCCATTATCTGCTACTAATTGAGTCGTAACAGAACCAGTAGTAGATTTTGCAAATATTACACCTCCTGATGCTGCCGAAACTTCTATTGTGTTATAGCTTCCAAAAGTTTCAGGAGAAGTAGTACCTACTCCAAAACTATTTGCAACAGAAACAATACTTGATGTTGTATTAATTCTTAAAGCATTAACATTAGTTGCACTATTAAAAATAAAATAATCATTACCTGCACCTGCTACTTCCCTCATTCCTGCGTACCATTTAAAATCAGTACCTGTTTTATATATTATACCATTATAATCAGTAATTGCATCCCTTGTTAAAAATATACCACCTGCATTTCTATTTATATATAAATCTCCTGTTAATGGCTTAGTACTTCCTGCAGTTAAAGGTAAATAATCCCCTAACGCAGAAGCTAAAGCGTAACTATTGCTATCTACTGAACCATCTGCTTTTAGAAATTGACTTGCAGTACCTCCGCTTTTAATTAATGAAGCAGCAGTAACATTATTTGTAAAAATAGCGTTACCTGTCCAAAATTTATATTGCGCTCCAACAGGTATATTAAAATCCATTTGGTCACTAGAAACACCAAATCCATAAACTACACCTGAAGAAGATGCCCATAATCTTAATTTTAAATTAGCGCCTGCAGTATCGGAAAAGGTATCCCCTAAATTTATTGTTAATGGCGTTGCAGTAGAAGTTCCTGTCCCGATTGCTCCTAATTGGATATTACTTGTAAAAGTCTTTGCACCACTAATTGTTTGAGCAGTACCTAAAGTAACATACCCACTTAAATCAGGTGCATAGTTAGGTATATTTAAAACACCTGTTGTGTTATTATAAGTTGCAGCACCGCTTGTACCTGTTGTTGTTAAGCTAATTGCTGCTCTTGCTAAAGCATCCGTATATTGAGTAATCGTTGAAGCAATTACACCCGTTGTATTGTTGTAGCTTATTCCTGCACCTGCACTTAAAGAAGCTAAAGTAATATAAGCACTTGCATCAACCGAACCATCTGCCTTTAAGAACTGACTTGAAGTTCCACCACTTTTTACTAAAGTAGTTGCGTTTAAAGTACCTATAATAGTTGCAGCGTTACCACTACCACTTGTTTTGTTTATATATAAACCTTCGCCATTGCCACCTTTTGTTATGTTTAAAGCTATTCCGCTACCGCTTGAATGATTAATAGCAAATGTATTACTACCTCCATTTGATGCAAAAGAACCTGTTGCACCTGTAATAACATCAGCCGTTAAATCAAATGTTCCTAAGTTTACGTTTGCGGTTGCACCTGTATATGGTACATAACCACTTAAATCCGTTGAATAATTAGGAATATTTAAAGTGCTACCAATAAGAGTTGAAACACCAGAAGTACCTGTTGTAGTTAGCGTTATTGCATTTTGCTTATTGTTAAAAGTTGTCCAATCTGCATTATCTAAATATCCATCCACTGTGCTTGAAGCAGCAGGAATAGAAATAGCTGGAGTTGTCCCACCACTTGAAACTATTGGTGCAGTACCAGTTACATCAGTTACAAATCCACTCAAAGAAGGGAAAGTTACTAAATCTCCTTCTCCATTTATATATTGAGCGTTTGATCCTGTAAATCCTATATTAATTGTTCCAGCGGTTGTAATTGGTGAACCTGTGATTGATAAAGCATCACCATCTCTTGAAACACCTACACTTGTAACAGTTCCGTTTTGACCATTTGACTTTTGCCAAGTTCCACTTCCGTATAACACCCAATCCCCAACCGCAAAGGTTACAGGACCAGCACCAAAGTTTACAGTTCCAGCTACGTTACAAATGTACATATCCCCAGCATCACCTGTTCCATTAACTAAAGTAGGAGTATTTGTTGCAGCGTTCCAAGTACCTAAATAAGTTACTACACTTGAAGGTAATTGGCTAACTGGAACTTTACCCCCACTATCCAAAGTAGCTACACCATTAGCAGCACCCAATGGAACTGAATTAACAATCCCACTTGTACCTGTTAATACTCCATCTAAATTTCTAACTTTTGCTCCGCTTGATATTACTATTTGATTGCTCATCTTTATTATTTTATTGTAGTAAAGCCCTTACAAATTCACCACTTACCAATGCTCTGCTAAATGTTAAAATACCAGTTGCAGAAACAAATTTAACTTCCTCATCAATTGGAGTACCTGTTGCAATAATATCTTGCACATCAATACCACCTCTTGAAACGTAAAGACAATTGTAACCAATAGTGTCAGTCCAAGTAATTGAAGTTTCTCCACCAGCTGCCGTGTAACCTTTTGTCTTAACTGGATTTGCACCTACTATGATAACTCCTTCAGGGTCTACGCTTGTTCCTGTTGTATTGTATGCTCCGCTACCTTGTAGGCTAATATTATAAGTAGCCACATCCTTTTGAGGTGCGTTTATTGCTAAACTTGATATATTACAAATTCCAGCTATAACAACCAAACCATCAACTCCATTATCCACAACAAACTTAATTTCTATTGGCTCTCTTGCTAATTGCTTGTCTAACATAAACAAATAAGAAAAACCACTCAAAGTAATTAACCCATCACAAGTTACACTCCAAGTAGCTACATCGTTCTTATATTCACGAAACCAAGCACTTGATTGACTTGTTACCTCTTTTTGATCTACGTTTACATTAAACGTACAATTTGTACTACACGCAAAAGCGACATCAACCTCTGGGTCAACATCTGTTCTATGCCAATAAAGCATCACATTATTTCCTATTACTGCTGCCATATTACAAATTTAATCAATTATCCGAATGTTTCTAATATTTCCCCTGCTCCACTAATTTTATAAGCCTGTGCATAAGTATCTGTAACCAAAACCTTCCACCAAAGATTTGCACCATTAAATCCAACAATTAACAACTCATTTTGATAGAAGAAATCTCCCACCGAAGGAACTCCAATATCTGCTAAGTAAACAACATTACTTGTTAAAGGAGCAGCAAGAGCAGCTTCCTTAGTCAAATAAGCAGTAGACCTAAAGTGAGAATAACCTGTAACCTCTGTTGGCAAGTTATTACTATCGTAAATAGTTCTCATTGTGGTTTCTACATTATCTGGGTTAATATCTAATAAAGTAGCTGAAATAACATCATTAGGTAAATCTATTGTTGAATTACCTATTATGTAACTTTTATTTTCAACAGTTATTTGTGCTGGGTCAGTATCGGAAGCCGTTATTCTCATCGCACCGCTAAATCTTCCATCAGTTGTTTCCATACCCATAAAAGAAGCATCCAAATTAATAATGTTTTTATTTAAGCAGTTTGAATATTGCTTAACTACTAATTCACTTAAACTCCTATAAATATCTAAAGGATATTCTTGTCTGTACCAATTCTTTAAGTTTAAACCATTTACATCGCTTAAAAACCCTCTATAACTGAAAAAACCATCGTTGATATCATTAAATCCCAAAGGAAGGTCAATATCTAAAACATATTCATTTGAATCAGTTATAAAACTTTCTGTTGTTACTTGCTTAAAGTATGTTTCAACAGTTAATTGAAAGTTACTTGCTTCAATTGAACCAACAGTTGATTTCCAATAAGGAGCAGAAGCATCACATAATATTAACTCAATAGTTAAATCACCACCAATTGGCAATAATGCAGTAACTAAATCTAAGTTAACTGTTGGTCTTGTTGAATCAAATGGATAAAAATAATAATCGCTACTAAATGTTGTACTTACCCATTGTTTATTTTCATCTAAAAATACTGAACTAATTCCATCATCAACTACTATTTTAAGTATAAATAAAGCATCTGGTCCACTTGCAGGAACTCCTAATCCAGCGACATCCATACTTATATTTAACACATCACTTGTGTTTACTTTAGGTAAATTAATAGGTCTAACTAATGCAGTATAAGGATTTGAAAGCGAATACTCCATAATAAAAGAATTATATCTTCTTTCTGGATATGACTTTACATATATTATTCCATCAACAAATCTTTCCTCATCCCAAGAAAAAGCATTTCCTACTGTTGGACTTACAACTGTGTAATTCTTTAAATCCCAGTTTGTAATATAGTTACTTGGATATTCAATTACTTTATCAAATCTAATCTTATTATACCCTTTTCTTATTAGCTTAAATTGGCTATTGTCTACAAAGTATAAACCACTTGTGTTTGAGGTAAATCCTTCAATGTTTCCTGTTGTATTATATATTGCATCATCAAATACACTTCCATCACTATTGTAAATAGTTGCGTAATAAGAATCTTGTGCAAATTGAGTTAAAGGAACTATGTAAAAGTTTCCCTTTGCTTGAAATAATCTTGAACCAACCGACCTAACTATTTTAGTTAATACTTCAAGACAATTTGTTGCAACTTGATTATCATTAATAAATGTTGCATAATTTATATATGATTGACCTAATGTGTCCGCAGCTGGGTCATCCGTTCTGTTATCCATTCCATCCGAATAAAAACTTACTCCACTTACAATATCATAATCTAAAGGATATTCTAAGTTTAACAAAGCAGTCTTTACATAAAAAATAGCCGTAAAAAGGTCAACTAAAGTTGTATCATCAGCAATAAAAAAAGGTATTCTTTCTAACATACCTAATCCATCAAGAGCATTAAAAGCTAATTCTTTTCTACCTGTTGAAAAAATATACTGAACATTATCACTTAATACCCATCCTTGCCAATCTAAATTAGCACCACTTAAAACTCTTACAAAATACTTTCTGTCATCCAATGTTGTAAAGTCTGGCATATTAGCCACATTATCTGTTACATCTATTGAAAGATTTAATTGACTTACATAAATAGGCTCAAATGTATCATCACTTCTTGGAATGTATTGTATTTGTAAACTTATACAAGGATATTCTATTATTGAACCAGCGTAGCCATCCTCATAAATATTAACTATACTTGTAACATCCGATTTAGTTGCTGCCGTAATTCTATATTTTATTTGGTATGCCATTAGTTGCCTCGTCTAATATTTAAGTTGTTGTTTGCTCTTTGAGTTGCCAAAACCAAATCCGACCCTTTTAATAAGAACTCGCCTAAGAAATTATTACCACCCATTCCCATACCTCCACCTAAAGCACCACCAATTTCACTTGTTCCACCTGTAATTGCTGCCATAATAGCTTTGAACAATAATGCTTGTGCAACCATAGAAATCAACTGAATAACAATTTGCTTAAATGCTGCTTCCAAAGCCTTGCCAATATCTTCACCCATAACCATTGCTTGAACAACACTATCAAATGCAGGTGCAAGTAAATTTGTAATGGCTTGTGTTTGTTGTAACTGAAAGTTAAATAACTCTTGAGCTTTAGTTTGCTCATTAATATCATTTGTTATTTTAATAGCATCATATCCACTCGTTCTACCACCTAAAGGTGCATTTCCAGTTGGATTTGTTATTGATGGTGCTGCTCCTCTTTCCATTAATATTGGAGCAGTCATTTCTTGAGTTATACCTCTTGCTTCCCCACCTATTCTTTGAATATTATCAGCTACTTCCTTTGTTGATTTTGCTAATTGCTTTGCACCTTTATCTAATTGAAAGAATGGATTATCTAAAGCTAAAGTTATAGTATTAGTTAACTCTGTATTTAAACTAATTATTCCGCTTCTTAAAGATAATGCAGCATTACGAGCATCTATGTTAGCATCCTTTGCTTTAGCTATTGAACCAGCTTGAACAATTGAAGCGTCGGAATATCCATTAGACATTTTAGTTGTCATCTCTAACGTCTTGTAATACTCTCTACCTGTTTGAACTATCTTTTTATTTGCATCTGCTAAAGCAATTGTTTTGTTAGCAATTTCATCAATATATCTTGATGTTATAGCTTGTGCAACCAATGCTTGTGTATATAAATCAACCGCTGCTCTTGCTTGGTCAACATTTGTAATTGTTGAAGCATAAGCACTATTTACTTTACCTAATTCGTTTTTAACCGCTTTTAATGCCTCCGCCCTTCTTTCATCACTTACACTTGCATCTTGAGTAATTGTTAAATATGCTTGTAATCTTATTCCTGTTTCACTTGCCTCTGCCCTTGCATCACTTAAACTTTGTGCAAACTTTTCTTCTGCTTTTGTGGCTTCATTTGTACCATTTATGAAATCGGCTATTTTTGGACCAAATGCAACTATAATAGATGAAACCGCACCCAATGCTAAACCAATACCTGCTGGACCCATTAAGCCACTTGCCATTGCTTTTAAAGCACCACCTGCACCTCCAGCATCTTTACTTAATCTTTGGAATGATTCTAATAATGGGTTTAAGTTATTCGCAATACCTATAAATCCATAAGGAGCATCTTGCGCAACCCTTGATAAATTTGTTAAAGCATTTGTAGCTTGATTGCTTGTACTTGGCAACGTTTTAAACGCAGTACCTAACTTTGTTGTTGCGGTAACTGTTTCTTGTATATTTTTTACCGCTTGTTGATTGTCTGCGGTTATCGTAATTTTTAACGTTTCTTGTGCCATTTTATTATTTTACTCCATACAACTTTAATGTCCTTGCCAATTGTTCTTGTGTCAACTTTGGCTTATCTTCTTCAACTTGATCACTTGGTAAAGGAAAGAATGATTTAATACTTTTTGGACTTTTATCGGTTGTATTTGCCTTATAAATCAAATAACTAATCATCCTTGTACGTTCCCATTCCTTTACCTGTTTATTATCATAAGCCTTTTTATATAACAAAAATTCTCGCCACGTCAATTGCCAAAACTCGTTAATCGTTAAGCCAACTTCAATAGCGAGAATAATTATTGAGTCCCAACTATAAAACCCTAATTTTTTTTTTCATCCGTGCCTTTATCTGGCTTTAAATCTGGAGTCATTGAGTCTTGCATATATCTCATAAACTCAACTAATTGTCCATCTTTTGCCGATAACCCACCAACTTGGTCTATCCATTCGCACACATCAAACTCATCAAAGTCAATAGGCTTTTTAAGGCTCTTGCATCCACTTTCTGCTGCGGCTTGTACTATATGAACGATTGTATCTAAGTCATAAACCCCTCCAGATAAAACCTCAATTAGCTGCATTAGATTTTTATTCTCTAATTCGCAAAACCTTTTCATAGCCCAAGTTCCCCACTTTAAGTGGATTGTGTTGTTGTCAGTCTTTAATTCGTACATAGTTTTTTATTTATTATACAGTTTCAGTTTGTGCAATAGGAGGAACACTTACTACGAAAGTTGCAGTAAATTTAACATCATCTTTATCGTCTGCAGTTACACCGAAATCGCTAATAAATACTAAAGAACCAGCACCACCATAAGTGATATCACCAGATGTTGGAGTTGCTTTACCCATCTTAATTGCGAATAAAGTTTTAGCAGCGTGAGCAGCATACAATTGTTGGTAACTATCTTTAGATGGAGTTCCTGTTTCATCAATAGCAAAACCTTCACAATCAAAAGATTGAGAGAAAGAAGGTGCTGGAGTGAACTCATTACCACATTTAGAAGTTGCATCTATTGTGTCATTAGTCGATGTTAATGAGTTGGTAGTCAAACAAGCAACTGGCTTGAATGTTCCATCATTGTTTATGTCAGCTAAAAGAATATAATCTCTTGCGCTTACTTTTGTTTCTGGCATTTTATTTAATTTTAAATTTGTGTTATTATAATGTTATAAGTTATCAATACTCTAAAAACGTTATCTAAAGGGTTTAAGCCATCTAAATTCCTAATACTCTCTACACTTAAACTTGATGCACTAAACCCATTTGATAAGGTTATTGTTGTATCCGAGTTTATATCTTCTAATATCAAATCGCTTATAGCTTCAGCACGTTTATAACCAAAGTTAGCATTTTTTGTAATAATATCAACTACGATTGAAATACTATTTGTATATCCAGCTTTACCTTGATCTTGGCTTGATGTTCTGCCTGTCATTACAATATACTCATCACCTGCACCTTCTGGAGCAAAACCATCGTAAACGGCTAATCCACTCGCACTTGTCAAGTTAGTATAAAACCACTTTTTTATTTCAATATTAGGATTTAGCATTTAACATTTTTTTTAGTCTATCAATTAATTTTGGCTTTTCCATTTCATACGAAGGTATCAAAAAAGGTTGTGGTCTTATGTTTACAGTTCTTACCCCTCTACCCTTAAATATCTTTGCCAAATCTTCATATCCTGCTGGAATCCTAACTTCCCCACCTGTTCCAAACTCTATATAAGCCGAATATTTAGCCTTTGCCTCTACCTCGTATGTCAAATCATTTACAGGTTCAATAGATATTTGACCTCTTAAAAAGCCTAAATCAATAGGTGCAAGTCGCTTTGCATCACTCATAATCTTTAAAGCAGATGAATTAATTTCATCGCCTACATCTTGCCTTAAATGTTTATCCATTGTTTTTAAAGCATTCTCAACTTCCTTTATTCCTGTTAAGTTAATACCAAATGCCATTACTTGTAAATTATTAACTCCAAGAACCTATTTTGGTTCTCTACGTTCTTAATGGAATGTATTGTGTATCTATCGCCTTCAACCTCTACCTCGTAGGAATCTAATATAGTAACCCCAAAACGAATATAAAGCCTGTTCCTTTGGTCGAATTGTAATTCCGACTGATCTATCTCACGAACTTGATTATCTGGTCTTAAATCACCCCAAACTGTGCTTTGTAGGGCAAATGTGGTAGTGAATCCACCTTGACCATCACTTGTCCTTGTTGGAGCATAAATTAAGACCTCACGAGTCATCGTGTTGGCATCAACGTAGTTTGCTTTCGCTTTTCCTAACTTCATATTATAAAATTGGGGATAATCTTGTCCATCTTTGACACGCTTTCCAAGACTTCTCACAAATACCAGAATCACCATCCAATCCTCTATTCTCGTAGTCATAAGAGATTTGATCTAATATGGCTAATTTAAGGTCTTTAGGGATAGTTGTATAACCAGCCTCATAAGTAGCCTTTAAGTTGGCATATCTTGGAAATACTAACTTAGGGAACTCATTACCTATTAATTGTAGGTTTGTTCCTGTGATCTCTAATTCGTTTTGCTCCATATCAAACAACTCAAAAGTATCAATGTCAATTGGTCCGAATGGAATATCAAAATTGCCACTTACATTGTTGAAATAAGTAGTAATGTCTTTTGGTATTAAACTTAATCCTGTTGCCACTTCGATAGCTTCTCTTGCTTGTGTAATCATCAAAGTGATTAAGGTATCTTCTGCACTTGTTGTAACACGGCAGTATAATTTTGCTTCGGCTAAAGTAACTGGCTCAACTATTGGTGCGATAGGAACGGCACTAAAGTCATTAATATAATTAGAATAAGACATATCCTTTTTTTACAAAATTACTTAATTTATTCCAATAAAAAACCCCCACCGAATTGGTAGGGGTCATTTATTTACTAAACCTTAGAACTATGCGTTAATTGAAGCATAGATAGCAGAAGTAGTCAACATTAAGTTGATGTCTTCGTAACACTCAATACGAGCAGTTACCAAGTTCTTCTGGAAGTTTTCGCCATTCTCGTAAGAGAATTCAATAGCTAAACCTTCAACTTCAACTCTCTCTAAGTAGCTTGAATCAAAGATTAATACTTTGTCATTAGTTACCCAAGATGCAGAAATTACAGGAACTCCCCAGATTGTCATACCGCCATTAGGGTTTACAATAACTGAACCAGCACCAGCATAGTAACCAGCAGCAATAGTTGCTTTCAATAATTTTCCCATTTGTTGTTGAGAAACTAAAGCGTAAGAAGGTACAAAGTTTGCAGCCTTTTGGTTACCGATGTAGTCTACTAATTGTAACAAATCATTTGTTTCAGCAGTTGTAGTTGAACCAGTTGCAGCAGCAGATACAGTAGAGAAGAACGCAGCATTCTCAGCCTTAAAGAAATCTCTTTGTAACATTCTTGGTAAAGTCTGTGTCATAAATGGTAAAGACTTTAACATTTGCTTAGAGAAAGTAGAGAAACCAGCTAAGTAATCGTTTACAACTTTAACTTCAGTTAAAGAGTAGTTGTTCTCGCCTTTATCAGAACCTTCAGTTTGTGCAGCAATGTTGTTAGTCAAACCAGCGTTCTCACGATAGTAAACATACAATCCAGTCTCACTTCTAACAGTAGGGATTAAATCTCTAAAGTTTAAAGATTGAGAAGGTTGGATAGCTGGGTTCGGAGCATAAGTTGCTTGAGAATCACCAGTTAAGTTACCACTTAAAGTCAT